GGGCAGTAGAATAATCCAGCGTCATAAGGTGAAGAACCCTTATAACCAACAACATAGTACTGATTACCAGGTGAGCCGTTAGCAGCAGTTAGGTTAGCAGCATATGGGTCGATGTATACTTTGTACTTACCTTGTAATGTACCAGCAAATGTATTGCCTGTATCATCAACATTAAGGTTAGCATTAAGTGCAGGAGTGTAGTCAAGTACACCAGCCATTGTTAGTGCAGAAGCAACGTCAGCAGAACAAAGGATGATGTTACCCTTTCCACGACGAGTTCTTTGAGCGATTGCGTTAGCATCTCTCTCGATCTGGAATAGAAGTCCTTTGAACTTCTCAACTGACCAACGACCATTACTGTCGATGTCTAAGTCGAATGTTCCAGCAGTTGCAACGTTCTGTGAAGCACCCTGTTCAGCAGTCTTGTAGATAGTTCTAATAACTTCTCTGTTGATTTCCGCAAGGATCTCAGTAGAAAGGATATTAGCAAGTTCTGCTTCAGCGTTAAGGCCATGAATTGCCTTAAGGTCTTGAGCAAGCTCTAGTGAGTACTCAGCCTTCAACGCACGAGATTTCGCAGTAACTGTTACTTTCTCGATACTGAATGCCATCTGGTTGAAGGCATCGTTGCCTGTACCATGTAGACCTTCAGCAGCGTCTGTACGAAGACCCTGACCAACGTTGTACTTAAGTGAATTAGCAGTACCTTGTGGGTTCAATACAGCAGGGTTACCCTCAGCTTTCTGAGAAGTTGTACCCATACCAACAGTAGGATCTGTGAAACCAGTTGCCTTATTAAGACCAGCAGGTTGTCCAGAGAATGCTGTATTTACTTCATCATAGAATGTCTCATCACCATTATTGGCGGTGTAACGAGATCTCATTGCGAAGATAAGTCCAGTAGGACCACTCATTGGTTGAACACCAGCAAGGTCATAAGCGACCAAGTTAGGCATTGAACGACGAATAAGTGAAATCAATACAGGGTCGAAACCTTGCATTGCTCCTGTTGTAGCAGCACCGAGACCTGGATTAGTACCAGATGCAGTGCTGTTAGTTGGAACTGCTTCTGTTAAGAAAGAACCAGAATTTTCAAATGCTGATTGCTCTCTTTGGAATTTTTCTTGGTTTTCTAGCAGGACGGCTGTAACCGCTTTTCTATGGGGATCCTTAATTTCTGCTGAACCCTCATGGTTCAATAGTGGAGCCCACTTTTCCTGCAACTGTTCTGAATGGAACATTTTGCTTTTTGTGTAAAAGTTAAAGTTTGTTTGATTATGTTAAAATCAATTATTTGTTAAGACTTTGGAGTGTCTTTAAGTAATGAGCCATTGAACCAGATGCTACTGCTTCTGATGAATCAACTCCTTCTGATAGACTCTCGGACTTAACTGTTGAAGATGACTTTGAAGGGAAATAAGATTCCTTTAATGTCTCCAACTTGTCACGATATTGTGCTTCACTATCAAACTCTACACTTTCAGCAAGTGAGGCGAGCTTCTCTTTCTGAGTGGCTGCAAGGCCTTCAGAAACAGATTCAAGAATACCATCAGCAACAGACTCAGCAAGTCTCTTGTTTAATCCAACGTTCTTCTCAATTTGCTCATTGAGCTTGGTTTCCATGTCATCTAGTTTTTCTACCATACTCTGTAGTACATCATATTTTTCTTCAGGGATAGTTACATAATGTTCTTCAAAAAGACTCTTAAGACCAGTCATGAAAGACTCAGTGAGTTCTTCCTTAAGACCGCCTTCGACTGCAAGTTGGTTCTCAGTGAACCACTCTTCAGCTACATATTCTAGGTAGGAATCAACACGCTCGTTAAGAGCACCTTTGATTTCTTCGACTTCCTCGACGAGTTTAGTCTCGTAACCAGCCTCAAGAGTTTCCTTGATTTGTGTTACTTTACCTTTGATGGCAGCTTCAAGGATTGTTTTTGCTTTTTCCTTGAACTCTTCGGAAAGTTCTTCACCTTCTACAAGAGCAGTAACATCTTCTTCGATGTCAATCTCTTCGTAAGTAGGTGCTTCAGCAACAACTTCTTCTTCAGTAGTCTCTTCTTCAGATACCACTTCTTCAGTAGTTGCTTCTTCTTCTGCTACTACTTCGTTAGTAGTAGTTTCTTCTTCCTCAATAACTTCCTCGGAAGTTTCAACTTCTTCTGCCTTAACAGCTTTCTTGTTAACTACATCTCTAACCTGCTTTAACGAACCAGCAGCATCTTTAAGTTTTGCTGAATTGTCGTCAGGTTTGTAGTTTTCAGGTGTTGGACCGCCAAGGTCTTCCACTGTAGGGGCTGTGCCGCCAGTAGAAAGCTTCTCCATAGGTTGTGCAGGTGCTGCATTAGCGTTTACTGCAGTCTTGGATTGCTTAACGTCCTCTTCCATTGCTTGTAAGTTTTTGCCACTAGACATTTGAAGTTTCTCCGATTCTCGTAAATTGTGAAAAAATCTATATTTATTTATACTATAAGACTTTACAATGAGTTAATAAACTCATTAAAGAGGCCCAATTTGTTCTCTTCTAGCCTTTTTTGATCAACTAAAGTGTTGATTCTTCTTTTTGCATCCGATGCAAATTTCTCTCTGAGTATGCTTCCTTCCCATACCCACTCTTTACCTTCCATAATTCCCTCAACAAATGCATCGGGAGCAGAAGGGTCAGCAACTATATCTGCTGCTGTTGCTAACATAAAGTCTTCACCAACAACATTGAATCCCTCTTTGGTTGGTTTCAATGAACCAATACCACGAGAGGAAACACCAAGTTTTACACCTTCTTCTATAAGATTAGATGCAATTTTACCCATTGGTGTATTTAAGATTTTTGCCTTTCCAATAAAATTAGAACCGCTTTCTCTTAATGAGACAATTTTATGTGATACACGATCAAGGTTTACTGTAGGGCCATCTGGATGACCTAGTTCGCCAAGTGCTCTACCACTTACAACGTTAGATTCGTTATAACGATTAACTTCTTTACGAAGAGTATCTAATGGATACATTCTACCGTTACGGTTTTTGATATTACCTTGAAGGAAAATACCTTCTATAAAAAGAGATTTTTTACCTCCTTTTGATTCAGTAATAATGTTTACCGATTCAATTTCTTCTCTTATGAGTTTCATTTTATT